TCTTGCTATGCGTTGCATCCTTTGTTGCAGTGCTTTATTCTCACTCATTTGTTTTCTTAAATAATCTTCACTACTCTTAGCACCTTCACTGTGTTTTTCAAGTGTATTGGCAATCTCAAAAAGCAAATTGCTCTCTGTGGCTTCCACCACTTCACGCATAATCAAAGATATTTCATCAGTGACATCATTGATGTCTTTTTTCTTTGCCATACACTCTCACTTATTTATTTATTTCTTCTTCTTCTTGGTCTTGTATTTCTTCTTCACTATCTTCTCCTTCTTCTTGCTCTTCACTATCTTCTTCTTCAATGGTTTCTTCTTGCTCAACTGTTTCTTCTTCATTTACTTCTTCTCCTTCATTATTGCCGGTTTCATTACCTGCATATAATACATCTTGCATGTCTGGTTGTTGTTTGCCCATAAAGTCAGTAATGTATTGGACAATCTCTTCTTTATTTGGTGCATTAACAAACACTTTTTCCACATATTGAGCAGGTGTGATTGCACCACTTGTCAATGCAGATAAGTAACTATCAATAATCTTATTCAAGAAGTAATCTTGGTAATGAGCCACTGCTTCTTCTTCTGTTTCTCCATACCATTTTTCTCTATATTCAGGCACACTTAAAATACCCGCTTGGACATCTAATCTATCTCTGTCCATTTCACTACCCTTGTCTTCAAAGATACTGTCATCAAACTTAATCTTGATGTCAAAATCTTCCAAAGGATTAAATATAACTTCTGTGAAGTCATTACTTGCATTGATAATTGCTTTGGTCATTCTAATAAGCACTTCTTCAATTAGGATTTGGTGCTTCTTGATGTTTCTAAACAAACTGCTATTCTCTGCAACAACCTGCGTTGCTGTGGCAACCATAGACCCATCAAACTTCAAAAAGTTCTCACCCAAGCCACACTTCATTGCAATATAAGACATCTCAGTATTGATGCCTTTGACATAAGCATCATATCTTATGCCATCTTGTGATGTGGTAATGATTGGTTTGCCTTCACTGTTATCAGGTAGGTGATAAAATAGCGTGTCATAAGGGTCAAATGTTCTTGTGATTTGTCCATCATTCTTATTGATTGTCCATGCTTCTGTGCTAACAAACATACGCTTCCTGCCCAACACATATTCCAAATCAAAACCATCATATTTGTTATCAATGGCTTTGAAGTTGTCTAAACAGTTGGCATAAATAGACACACCAAGTTCATCATCACTCATTTCAGTTAAGAAGTTGCTACTTATGTTTGGTCTTAAAATAAAAAACCAAGCAATCATTGAGTTTGTGTTAAACACTTCATGACTAACTAATTCACTCTTATCATTCAACACATAACTGTGGATTTGGTAAATACCATTCTCATCTTTGATATGCACTGCATAGTTTGTGTAGTCACTTCCGGTGCTTACAAACGCACATTCTGTGATTTCTTTATTCTCAGTGGTAATTGGGTATATCTTTGTTTCATTGACAAAATCAACACATATGTATGCTTGTTCTTTGTTAATCTTCCCTGTGTCTTGCCCAACCTGCAAGTCCTTAACACTCATCACCAACGCACCATAACCTAATGCAAAACTCTTCTCTACACCTTCATTGGCTTTTTGCCAAAAGTTTGTTCTATACAAGATGTAATCAAGTTTTTGCTTCTCATCATCAGGTAAAACAATGTCGCATCTCTCATTAAGTAGCAGGTTTGCCCATGTTTCTGCAACAAACTTTGGCAGACCCATTGTTTTGCGTTCCATGTCTAAATAGTTTGACCCATTATAAATCCGGTAATTGTGAAATCCCATCACCTTGCCCCTATACCAACTCAACCAGTCCTTAGCATAGTAGGATTTGCGTGGCAATGCCTTATTGTAACCCAACGCATCTGCAATAATTTTTGTTATGTCCATAGTTTTTTCTCTCTCCTATTATTTTATCACATCACATCTAACAGGTTGTCCATATACTCTTCTATGCTATATTCAAACGCATCCAAGATGTCTATGTCACTTGTGCCATCATCCAATCTCTTACCTTCTTGCTTCTCATTCCACACTGCTGTTCTTAATCCATACTGCAATGGTTTGGTGGTGTCACGCATCATCTTCAACCTGTTCTGCCCTAATAACCTTGCCACTAAGTCAATCCGGTCATTGATTGGCTTTTTAAGTGCCAACTTCACATTAGTTCTTAGTTTATTCATCATTGCTGCGTTCTTTAATCCCCTAATAAGCACCGGCTCAGCATTGTCGCATCTGGTGTTAAAGGGTTTGCCATACTTCATATACACATCATTGGCAAACTTCACATAATGGGCATCCAACTGTTCTGGGCTCAACTTCTCAGTGATACGCAGGGCATCAAGCACTACAACATCCCTTAGCATTGGGGTAAATCCGGTGGCAACAAAGGTGGTAGCACTCTTATTCCCACCAAAATCCACACCTACATTGACCAAGATTAAGTCCTTTGGCACAGTGTCCAGCAGGTATTGCTCTTGATTTGATGCAAACTTGTCATAGATGATGCCTTCTGCCTGCACCCATTGACCCAAGATGTATCTTTGATAGAAAACCCCATCATACATGTTCTCATAGCGCTTAATAATGTGTTCATCCAAGGATGGATTGTCATTCATTGTGAAGTGCAGGTAGTCGCAGTTCTTCTCTTTTGCCTTCAAAATCCACTCTTTATAAAACCAATGGTCTGGTCCTTCTGGGTTGCAACTAAACCAAAACTTGCTCTGTGGCACACTGCATCTTGCCAACACTTGATTTACAAAACTCTCCGGCATCAAAACTACTTCATCCAAGAATGCACCTGCTGCTGTTACCCCCTGCACTGTCTGGTAGGATGCTTCATCCTTACCACCAAATACATAGAAATACTGCGTGTTATTGCCCTTTGTGACCTTTAAGGTATTAGTTGCCCTGTAATAAGCAATATCAAATTGCTTGTGCAGGTAAAGTATGTCCATTAAGGGCTTTATGATGTTGCGTTCAGCAGATGTAACACTCTTGGATGCAATGATAAATTGCTTATTCCTAAATGATGACATTGCCCACAGTATGAATGCAATGGTAATCACACTGGTCTTACCAGACCGGATTGTGCCATCACAGATTAGTCCATCATAGTCCTTAAACCCAAACTGCAACACTTTTAGTTGTTTTTCACTAAATCCTGCTATGTTTTGCATCATCTACCTGTTACTTGGGCTCATCAGGGTCATCAGGATTTTGGCTGTTGTTGGCTGTTGGTCTGCTCAGGTCTTGGCTGGATTTGGCTGGTGACCCATCTGGTGCAGGTTTGCTCAAACTTGCTTTGATGGATTTGGTCAAGGCATCTTCTTCCCCTTCATCCAAACTGTTGAAGGTCATAATGTCCTTTTGACCCAAATACTGCTTCCCAAGCCATATTGCCATTGCCACATTTCTCTCACTAAGTTGAAATTGGTTTCTGCGTAAAGACAGTAACCCCTTGCTTCTATACCGGTCAAAAACAACAGTGTAGGTCGCACCAAATTGCTCTTTAATCCAATGGTCTAAGGTGTTTTCATCACAATCAAAAAAACCCGCCATCTCTTTGCGTGTGCATTGCATCTCACACAGTTTTACAAAGTCATCAATGTTAAACTCAACCTTTGGTCTTCCTGCCATAATTTTATTTTTCTCCTGTTTTAAGCCACAAACTCTATTGGCTCACAAGATAATTATAACATGCCAACCCTTTTTATTATTGACCTTCTCATTTATTGTTTTAGCATTTTAAGTTGATTTTAATTTACATCACAAGTCCAAGATACAACACTATGTATAGTATGTATAGTTTTGGTCATTTTTGATAAACCCCCTATAAGCAATACTCTCTTATACACTTTATAGAAAACTATACAAACTATACATACTATACATTCAACACTTAAAGTTCAATAATACTTATATTAAATGCACCCTTGCTTTTAAGCCACTTCACCAACTGCTTAGAAGTTCTTTTGCCACTCAAAGCCAAAGCATTAGCCCTAACCTTAGTCAGTCCAAGTTTGGCATCTAAGTAATCAGTGCCACCAATACAAATGATGCAACGCTTGATTGTCATTTTAAGATTTCCCCCATAATTTCTTGTAAGGTAAAATCTCTAACTCTAAGTTCTTGGATGCAACGCACATACTCATTGATAGCAAACTTAAATGCTTTGAGTTGCTTAACATTCTTAGTGTCATACTTTTTAAGTTCTATGTTGGTGAATGGTGTAATCTGCGCCTTGGCACTAATTTCTTTGAAGTAAGTGATAAGGTCTGGTGTAGTAAATGATTTTAGTTTCTTGGTCATAATAATTCCTTTAAGATGTTTTCTAAGACATCTACCACAATGCTGTCACCTGCTTGGTGATACATTGAAGATGCAGTTTGATTAGGTGCTGCTAAGTTATACGCATTGTCATCAAATCCCATCAACCTGTAACATTCTTTGGGTGTAAGTTTTCTAATCCGGTAATTATGCTCTAAGATGGCAGTTACAGTGCCATGGTTTTCCATTACAGTTGGTGCTAAACCATTTGGTGATATGATGCTACTTGCATTATGCCCACTCTCCATATAGTTTCCTACCTTGACAACAAGTTCTGTTGCAGCAGTGCAAGTAAGTGTTGGTGTAATTCCCTTTTGCACTCTATTGCCCCTACCATACCCATTGGGGTAAGAAATGTTTGCACCATCACCTTCTTCAAATAAATCCACAATCTCACTGCCAAGGTAACGCTTGATGTTTCCATCCGGTGTAATCATCTTGGCTTGTGTTTCTGTAAATACACTCTCATTGATAAGCACCATCCCACTATGCTCTTCACCTGCACCCCTTGCTGTAAGTGTTGGACTAAGGATTTTTTCCTTGTCAATATCTTTTAGTGGGTCTTGTTGGGCATTCCATTTGCTTATCTGCTCAATCTTCTCCTTGCTAAGATAATATTTTTCTTCCACATTTGTTTCCAATAGGTCTTTAAGTTTCTTGTTTAGTTTGAATGGTCTTGGGTAACTGTATAAATAGTTTCCAAGGATGCTAACCATAAATGCTCTTCTTCTATTTTGGGGTATGCCATAATCTGTTGCATTTAGGATTTCACAAAAATTGCTATACCCAAGTTCTTGCAACTTTAATTCCCACTTTTGAAAATCTTTGATAAACCTGCTACTAATAACATCTGGCACATTCTCCATCAATAAGATTTGGGGCAAGTTGCCATCTTCTTTGCACTCATCTAAGATGCGTTCTACTTCCCATAGTAATCCACTTCTTGTTTTGGTGTCACTCATTCCCTTCCTAAGCCCAGCAATAGATAAATCTTGGCAAGGGTATGAGTAGGTCATAATGTAGTCATACTTGTTTGTGTCTTTGATTTCTAAATCCTTTGCCTTCACACTCATAATATTTACTTTGTTGTTGGTGTTGATAATGTTGTTATAAACATTTCTAAGCCACTCATCACTTTTACGCAGCAAACTTTGTAATGGTGCAGGATTGTTATAGTTGATAGATACCCCATAGGATGCTATCTTTTGGGCAACTTCTTCTTTGCTCATGCCTTGTGTATGGTCATCATACTTCCTAATATGGATGTCATTGTATGCTTGGATGCTATTGTGTTGCCACTCAACAATAGTGCTGCGGTCAATGGTCACACCTAACTTTTTTAGTGCTTGATGCTGTGACCCAATACCTGCAAACAACTCAATCAATCTTACCGGTTTGGTGATTTTGTATTTTGGTGTTGTTCCTTCAAACAAATTGATTTGTTCAAAAGTCATAAATCTTGTGTGTCCTTTAACAAGACCATACAAACATCACACTCTTCATACTCATCACTAAGTTGCACCAGAATGTGCCTTGCATATATTTCATCAAGTGTGTAACCATAATACTTGTTGTTAATGGTGATGTGAATGCTACCATCTTTGTGTTTGTGAAAAAGATACTCTTTGACATTTACAGGTTTGATGTAATATTTGTTTTTATAAGGTATTGCCATATCATCATTCATTACTACTACTAAAATCAAAATCTTCTTTTCTAAAAGATTGTTCTTCCATCATCAATTCTGCCCACTCAATCAACTCTGGTAAAGTCATTCCTTCTTTACAACTCTTGCAGCGTTTCTCAATATGATAAATAATTTCTTGGGCATTGAGATGATACTTCTTGATGTAAGATTTTTGCACTTCATTTAGTATGACCATGTTTTTGTTTCTCCTTTTTAAGATGTTTGATATTTCTTTTTAGGTTGTCTGCTTCTAACCTTAGATTTTTTGTTGCCACTATGCTGCTCAATGTTTTTAATCTAACCATCTCTAACTCTCTAACACACATCTCAATTAGTTCATCATAAGTTTTCATAATAATTCTCCTTAGCGTTCATTTGGTTTAACATAAATAATCTCCTTAGGGTTGCCTTGATAACTGTTGTTTGGGTAACCTGCAAACATTTCTCCAAGTGGTATTAGGTCTTTGATTTCCGGTGCATAGTTTGAGTATCTTACAATTTCTATTTTGTCTTTTGCGTTTCCATTGTCATAATAAATTGTGTGACTAAACCCATCTAATTGTATTGCCAACAAACGCTTATTAGGGTATAACTTCTCAAATCTATCTTTTAATAATTGTTTCATTATTTCAAATCTCCTTCTTTGATAAACACACCATTGATAAGTTTGCCCTTCCTATCTTTGATTTCTTCATAAGCACTCTTGATGCAATCAATAATGTTGAGTGACTGTTGCATTGCTAAGATGGTAAGCACTACATAGATGTCACCAATACTATCTTTGATAAGTGGTGGATTGTTCTTTGCTAATCCGGATGCAAGTTCTCCAACTTCTTCCATCAACTTTAACATTTGTTTTGATGGCTCACCTTGGTGTAGGTTGCGTTCTATTGCCCAATGTTTGATTTTGTCTGTGGTTGTAGTTTTCATTTGTGTCTTCCTTTAACCATGGCATTCCAATTTGAAGTCATCATATAAGTCATCAAGGTTGATATACTTACCAGATAACTTAATCCAACTTGTGCCAATAGTTTTTACAACAATGTCATATTCCATAAAGTAATACTCAATAAGTTTTTTTTGTGTTTGCTCATTGGTATCATTAAAAAGCCATTCAATAAATCTTGTTACAAAGTTTTGGTAACATTTTAATAAATGTTTTCTATCTTCCCAATTATTGATGTAGTCAAAAACAATGTCTGTAACAATGCTTTTTGTCTTACTAATTTCTTTTTGTAAGGCATCCACATAACAATTAAAAAAATCTTCATCAAGGTTTATGTAGTTTATAACTTCTCTTTGTAATAATTTGTTGTTCATTTTTTTATTTCCTATCAATTATATTTTTTCTTTTTTTATACATCCCTACACAATAACCAATTTGCATATCTACATAATCATTTATTTGTGGCAAGGATTTCCCATCAATGTTTCTCTCTATTCTTCCCACACTTTGAATGACTATGGATTTGTTTTTGTTTGGTGTTGCCAGATGCAAGGTGTCTAATATTGGTATGTCTAATCCTTCTTTTGCTAAACTGTAAGTTGCTAACAACACACTTAACTCACCACCCCTTGCTAATTCCAATGTATGTTCTCTTTGTGCTTTGGGTGTTGAGCCATCTATTGCTTCTGCTCTAATGTTTAATTCATCTAATAGATGTTTTAAGACATACAAATGCTCAACCCTATGTGACAACACCAAGTGATGTCTTCCCACTTTGTTGGCAATGTTTTTTACAATCAACTCATTTCTCTCTTGGTCATTGGCAATGTAATCAATCAACTTGGCATAAATCATAGTTCCATCTGTGCCACAATACTTGCTTAGGTCATCTATTAAGTTTGTTGTTACTAATGAATGATGTGCTTTAATAATCTTTGTGCCAACTTCTTTGTCTGTGATGGTGTGCTTAATGTTTCCTAATAAAGCAAAAACACTCTTGATAAGACCATCTGCTCTATCAAGTGTTGCACTAAGACCATACTTGTGTCTTGCCTTCAAGTGACTAACAACCTTATAAAATTGTTTGACCTTTGTAGGTGACCCCGCTGCCCTATGGCATTCATCCACAATCACTACATTCCACTCTTTGCTATATTGTGTTAAATCAAGTTTAGATAATGTTTGCACTGTTGCAAAGGTAATGTCACTACCAATATGCACCTTGCCATCTGTGATGACCCCAAAGTCACCGGTAAAGTATTGCTTGGCTCTAAGCAAGGATTGATTAAGTAAGTCCTTGGTATGAGTAATCCACAATGCTTTTTGTCCAAGTGATTTGATGAGTGCTATGCCCATTTGTGTCTTGCCACTTCCACATGGTGCTTGTAGCACACCATTCTTGGCATTTTTTAACGCATCTACTGCAAGTTCTTGATAAGGGTATAGTTTTATATCACCCACCATAGTTAATGCTTGTGGTGATGCAAAATCAAGGATGGCTTCTTCACTCTTCTCATTGATGTATTTGACCCACACATCATCAAGCACACCAAAGGGCAAATACAATTCACTTCCATTTACTTCATAAAGGTGCAAATACTTTTGGATGTTGCCTGTCCATCTCCCCATCTTCTCTGCAATGTGATATTCCGGATTGTCTAACACCAAATGCTTTTGGCAATACTCAATGAGTTCCATTGAGTAGTTTTTTACAAAGATTTTATTTGATACTCTTACATTCATCATATTAGTAACTATGCCTACCATAATATTCTTTGTCTAATAAAAAACTAAACTCATCTACTCTCTCAACTAAGTTCCAAGATGTAATCTCTGCAAACAAATTAAAAAGTTTTTCAACTTCCATTTTGTCAATATCTACATTTTGTTCTTTGGCATATTGTTTAAGTTCTTTGTTAAAGTAAATGCTATGCAACAATTCTTCTCTTGATAGCACCACAAACTTCTTTGATATTTGTTCCGGATTGTAATGTGTAACATCAAACTCACTTACCATGTATCTATACATAACCTTGATAATATCAATATTGTCAAAGTCACCAACTTCTAAGATGTCATCAATAAACATTTCTTCTGTGATTTCTTTATACATTTGTTTCTCCTTAAAAGCCCCAAACAATTTCTACTTTGCTATTG